TCCTCCCACCCAGACTGCCCCTGAGAAAACTGTATAAAAGTGCGTAAGTCATTTCTTTGTTGTTCCAGTTGTTTTTTAGCAGCAAATGCTTCTATTGCTTCTTCTTCTATGCTCTTGGCACTAAGTACCTTACGGAGCATTGATGGGTTGTTAGCAGACTTGTGGGCGGCATCTACATCACTGACTGCACCCATCCATCTTGACAGGTCCTTTCCCATACTTTCAATATCTCGTCCTGCCGCAAAGGCACGTTTAATTCCATTGAAAGCTGTGCTTGCTGTTGCGACAGCTGCAGATATGGTGATGGGGTCGAACACTTACTCTCCACTTTTTAACTTGTCGTATAAACTAAACTTATCCCAAAAAAATCACTACCATTGTTGGAATTTAAATCTGATACGAGTATAGATGAGCTTCCATTTGATTTGGAACTATTATTATGCTTAAAGGTAAATGCGCTTGCACTTTCACCTAAATGTGCAAAAATGTCATCTCCATTATCTACAGCATTTACTTGAAGCGCACTACAAGCTCTTACAGTTCCGTTGTTTGCAAAGGGCAAACCTTGTATATGAAAGTTATTTGAAGAAGTCATGCTTGATATATTAACATTTAACATGTCAGCATGAACAAACACCATTCTACCTATTTTGGTATATCTGCCATCACCTGTACTAGATGTATTACCACCAGTCGCTGCGTCAGATGCAGTAGGTGTCCATGTTCCCTCTTCATAGTCATCAAGTAACTCAGAAGTCATACCACTTGTATCTGCCGTAGCAGAAAAATCTATGCCATGACCATCAGCAAAAGCTATATTGCCGTCAACAATAGTTCCACCACTTGTAATGAGTTTTGCTACGTCTGATGCTCTTGTCATTTTAGTCTGCCTTTGCTATATGGTCAGCGTATGCTTTCTTAACTTCATCTGTATGAAACTGTGCCACCATTGCTTTTACATCTGCACTTTCGTTTGTGCTGTCGCTGTTAGGTGCTACCACATGACGATGAAAAGAACGTGATATTTCTTTACCATCCTCTTTTATTATGGTTGCTGTGCGTACCTGTATGTGCTTGAAGTCACCTACGACTTCTATTTTGTCTTGTATTGTTTCTTTAGTTATTGCCATTTTTTATCTCCTTTTGGTTAATGGACTGTCCATCAAGGCTATCCCACCTTGATAAATTTTCTTTTGTTATCGCCATTGTTTAGCCTCCAATATCACTTTATGAATCTGTTAAATAGAAACCTTGAATTCTAACAGAGTTATCTGCTCCAAAACTTCCAGCAGTTACAGCACTAACATTATCAATCACAGTAGTTGTGCCACCTGTAAACAACGCTCTGCCATAATGAGAAGACCAACTAGTGGCATGATAGTCCACTGAAGTAAATGGGAAGGTGTCTGAAACTGTGAATGGAAGTCCTGAATAAGTTCTATTTCCACTAGTGCTTGCTCCAGTAAATGAAATAAAACAACCTATAAAAACCACTCGACCTATTTTGACATAAACCCCTGATTCATTAGAAAGTGTTCCTGCGTTTGTTGATGCTACTGGTGTCCATGTTCCTTCTTCATAGTCATCAAGAAGTTCAGAGCTTTGACCACTAGCGTCACTTGTAGCAGCAAAAGTTACACCATGCCCACTTGCAACAGTCACATCACCATCTGTAAGCGTCAGACCATTCGCCACTGTTAAAGATGTACTTGATAAAGTGATACCCTCTGCACCACTTGTTCTGATTTTACTTCGTGTCATTATTTGCTCTCCAATGCTGTTACTTTAGCTTCAAGTGTTTCTATCTTTGCCATTGCTTCTTGTAACCCTTTGGCAAGTAATGTGGACAGCTTTCCGTAATCCACGCTTTGTACTTCCATTTCT